CGCCCGCTGCGCGGACGGCGAGGAGCCACAGGAGGGTGCTCCCGACGTCCACGGCCAGGGCGCGTGAGGCGACGTAGCTCACGGCGCGCCCTTGAAGTGGCACCGGACGAAGCACTTCTGCGCGAGCCCGAAGCGCAGGTAGGTGACGAGGCGGTGGCTGTGGTGGTCGGTCTCCTTGACGGACGGCCCAATGACGTGGAGGTCCATCCGGGCCCGCCCGATGACGTAGATGCTGCTCGTGCTTGCCGGCTGCGCGCGGCCCAGGATGGAGGCCGCCAGCTCGCGTGAGATCTCGATGCCGCCCGCGATGTCCCACGTCACGTCCCGCCGGGTGGCGCCGGGCACCTGCTCCGTGAAGCGGTCGAGGGCGAGACGGGAGCCGCGGCGGTCGTCAGTCCACTGGGCCACGGCTCAGTCCTCCTCCTCCTCGTCCTCGAGTCGCTTCCGCGCCTCCAGGAGCCCGCGGACCACGAGCCGGGCGATGCGCACCGCCTGCTCCGCCTCGTCGGCGCCGCAGGCGGCCCGCAGGCGCCTGCGGAGCGCGCGTGAGCGGCGGGAACGGGCGCTCTCCTTGCCGCCCTCGTCGGGCTCCTCGTCGGGCGCATCCGGCTCCTCCTCGGGTCCGGTATCGTCCTCGGGCACGAGTACTCCCATCGCCTCGAGGAGGTCCTCCGACGGCGGCACGTAGCCCTGAATGACCCACTGCTGAAGGACTGACGCCGGGATGTCCTCCCACGGCTGGTCATGGCCAATGGCCTTGACGCCGAGAAACTTCTCGGCGAGCTGCTTGGCCATCCTGGGCGTGATCCCGGCCGACTCCGACAGCGCCTGCACCATCGTACCCACGATGGACTCGTCGGAGGACGGCGCGGCGAGCGTCTTGAAGGTCCACCAGATGGCGCCGAGCTCCGGGAGAATGCGCTCGTTGATCACGAAGTCCTCCTCCCGCGCCTCGGGCCCGAAGACCTGCTCTTGGACCACCCGCTTGGCAGCCTCGGCCGTTGACCTGGTGTAGTCCTGGCTCTTGCCGATGGTGATTGGCGAGAGGCGGTAGGTCTCGATGACGGCGGCCTCGGCGGTCTCCGCGTACTTCATGTACAGCGCGTCCTCGCGCTGGAGGTCGTTCGTCTTGATAAGCTCGCCCTTGGGAGACTGGCTTTTGACTGCTTCCATCGGGTCGGCGTCCTTCGGAGCGACCGAGATGATGAGCAGGTCCGACTCCTTGTCGGACCGCTGCATCTCCATGTACTGCTCCGAGATCCGCTCCGAATCGACATCCGCCTCCTCGATTCCCCAGAGCATCAGGATGGCGGAGGGCATGCCGTTGCGGCTGATGATGCTGAGGTTCTTCGAGGCCGCCTCGGCCCGCCCTGCGGCCTGGTTCACTGCCGAGATCCATCTGGGCATGCCGTACGGCGACCTGGTCGAGACGTGCAGACGCCAGTGGATGATCTCGGTCGCGCGATCCGGCAGCGCGACCGGGCCATCTTCGCCCTCGCCCTCGAACCTACCGGTCCGCCAGTTGAGGATGCGCGGGTCGCCGAGTTCTTTGAACCACGCGCGCTGCCCTTCGAGATTCTGGACATAGACCCGAGGCCTGCATCGCCTCGTCATCTTTTGCCAGCCACCTCGCTCGGAATCTCGCTCCCAACGCTCCACGTCCACGGGCTGCATCGCCCGCGGACCGAGACGAATCGTCTGGGCGGATACCCACTCGGCGCCCACGATGTTGCCCTCGGCGTCGCGGAGGATCTCCCAGTACGCGTTGCCGACAGACTCGAGGTCCATCCGAGTCTGGTAGCGCAGGCGGGTAAAGCTCATCTCCGCCGAGATGTAGCGAAAGAAACGCGTGATGTGGAGCTTCTCCGCGTTGATCTCGACCCAGGCGGGATCCTCCTGGTCCTCCGGATGCGGCTTGTCCTCGGAGGGCACGAGCGTCCACCCGTGGCCGCCGATGTTCGCCGCCATAGCGGCGCTGCACTTGTACACACTGTCCGAGAGCTCGAGCATGTTTGCGAGATGGGAGAGCGAATACGGCGGCGCGATGATGCAGTCGCCGTACTCATCCATGAACGGGTCAAGCTGGCGGGTGGTGGGCTTCTCACCGCCCGCCCGCGCGCGTCCTACCGCATGACTCGCCAGCACTGAGCGCACCATCGCCCGGCGCCGATCCCTCTGCTCTCCGCGAATCGTCTCGGTCATGCCCATGGGTCCCTCGCTCTTCGCCGCCTCGACGCCAGTGTAGGGGCGGCTCTCTTCGGCGCCGCGGCCTGGGCGGCCGGGCCCGGCTTCGCGCACGTCTTACCGGCGAGCTGCTGGCGGCGCTTGATGTGGGGAGGCACCTTGCCCTTCTTGACGAGTTGCTCGCAGTACCGCTGGTATTTCGCGAGCACGCACTCGAAGATCCACCAGGCCAGCACGATGTCGTCGTGGGCCTCGAGGCCGTAGCCGTGGACCTCGCTGATGAGCGTGTCCACGAACGCCCTGGCCTCGGGCGTGCCGTACGGGAGGTCGACCTTCTGGTTCTCGAGCACCGTGGCGAGCCGCGGGATGCCCTCGTCAGGATCGGCCTTGCCGGAGCCCGTGTCGTGCGGGACGATGGGGAGGTCCTCCCTCGAGCGGCGCAGCTCGATGATGTGGAGCCGCCCGAAGGCGTTGCGCTCGATTGCCACGTAGTAGACGCCCGGGAATAGCGCCGCCTCCGTCCGCACGCCCGCGCGCGTCTCGCCCGGGCCGAGGCCGCGGCGGCGATAGCCACGGAGCAGGTAGCGCTTCCACCCGTCGGTGTTCACGCCCATCGACAGGCCGACGGTCCAGTCGGTGTCCTTCTCCTCGGCGAGCAGCTCGTCGTCGAGGAGCGCCAGGTCCCATGCCTGGATGATGAGGTCAATGCCGAGCTGCTCGATGGTCGGGTCGTCCTCGCCCGACGCGAACCCGCGGTCGAAGTTTCGGGCGCGGTGGAGCCAGTCGAACTTGACGAGCGAGGTGCCGTCGTCGGTGACGAAGTTCTGATTTTCGCGGAGGAATCGGACGCGCCCGCCGAGCCACTTCTCGAGCAGGGCTTCGATGGACCACTTCTCCTGCCAGAGCACCTCTGCGCCAGGCTCGCACTCGATGCGGTCGATGACGTCTCGACCGATGGAGTCCTGGCGGTAGATGACTCGCCACTTCGAGGGGTCCGGCTCGACGGGCCGCTCGATGCCGTCCGGGCCCTTTTCGTAGGCCGGGATGCCACCGGGCCAGAGCTTGACGGCCTTGTCGTGGTGCACCGCGAACCGGCGGTCATTCGCGATGATGCGACCCGCCAAGTCGTCGTAGTGCTTGCGGGTCATGATGATGATGCAGCGGCCGCCCTGGTCGAGCAGCTCGAAGACGGTCGAGTAAATCCACTCCTCCAGCCTGTCGCGCTGCTTCTTCTGCCGGACGCTCTGGTCGTCGTCCGGATCGTCGATGATTATCAGGTCGAACCGGCCGCCGGTGATTGACCCGAACACGCCCACGCATTCGACGGTGGGATCGCGCTGGAGCTTGTCGCGATCCACGTAGATTTTGCGGTGCGTCCACGGGAGGCCATTACGCTTGCGGCGCAGGCCCTTCTTTGCCCGGTAGGCGTCGAGGTTAATGACGCTCGGGTAGGCCTCCGCGAACTCCTCGTCGAAGCCTTCACCCGGCCCGAATACGTCCACATCGAGGCGCGGGTGCCAGGCGCGGTCATAGGCGAAATCGGCCTTAAGGCGCGGGTTCTCCTCGAGGCTCGTCTTTACCGCCATCAAGCTCTTCTGGGCGCCGTCGAACTTGCGGCTGATGAACAGGATGCGGACGTCCCTGGACTTGCAGATCTCGTGGGTGGGGACCACCAGACCCGACGCGATCGACTTGCCGTGCGATCGCGGGCCCAGGAGGAGCCCGAAGCGCTCATCGAAGAACTCGAGCCAGCTCTGCGTGTGCCGCGGAGTCGCCAAGCCCAGGTAGTAGGTCGCGAACCATGGACGGCTCGCCAGAGCGAGCTGGCGGCGGGTGTCCCGGTCCTGGAGCATGGCAATGGCCTGCTCATAGTACTTTCGGTCGATGTCGCCGAGGTCGATCGCAGGCGCGCCCACTAGCCCTCCCCTTTGTCGCCGCCCGCCTTGTTGAGGGCTGCGAGGGCCGCGGCGAGAGCGGTCACGCCCTCGGCGTCGCGGCCGAACTGAGCGCCGCCCTCGCCCAGGGCCACGCCCACGCCGCCGCCGAGGGTGGTGCGCTGCTCGTGGATGGTGGAGGGCTGGCCCAGCAGGGGGCGTTGGGCGCTAATCGCATCCATGGCGACGCCCAGGACCTTGCGTACCTCCTCGATGTCCGCGGCGCTCAAGGAGTCGTGGGTCACCTTGCGAGAGCGCTTGTCGGCTAGCTTGGCCTTCGCCAGATCGACGAAGAGGCCGAGAACTTCTAGGTTTTTTGCGTTGATGGCGGCGATGGTCTCCGGCATCAGCACATGGATTTTGCGTCGAGCTTCCGCGATCGCCGCTGCCCGCTTCTCTTTCCATTTTTGTGCCTGGCACTTCAGGCTCGCAGTGCGGACCGCACAGCCATACTCCGCCGCGATGTCTCGGAGAGTCGGGTACCGCCGCTTGCCGTCCACAATGATCCCGTGGACATAGTCGGTCTCGACCTGGAGCCAGTCGATCTGCTTGGCCGACTTCGCGCTCTTCAGCAATTCCGCGGGCACCTTCCGAAGCGGGAGGGCAGAGGCGGCCTTGGTGGACCGGGCGGGCTTCGCGGCCGGCGCCTTCTTCGCGGGCTCGGTCGCCTTCCTCGCCGAGGCCCCCTTCTTCGCCCGCTGACGCACTGGCGCGGGCTCA